ATTTACCTTTTACTATTTCTCCTTGCCCAACTTCAAACAGCAGGGAGATAAAGTACTGCACTATTATATTAATGACTATCCATTCTATCCTATGGAAGAGTGGTTTAATGACCTTGGTCTTACTCTATTCATAAAGGAAGTATTTTACACACCACCTGGTGGTAAGATACCTATTCATACTGACCATGCAAGTTATACTAATCATGCAAAGATTAATATGACTTGGGGTCCTGACGAGGGAGTGACACAATGGTGGAAGTCTGATAAAGTAGTAAAGAAATCATTCCAAGGTACTGGTCAGTACACCAACGAGCAACATCATAACTTGTGGGCAAACGAAGAGGATTGTGAACTTCTTTATGAAGCGAACACTAATCGTCCTAGTCTAGTTAATGTGGGAGTCCTACATGGGACAAGTAATCCTACATCACAAGGAAGATGGACTTTATGTTTTGTCCCTGTTAATCAGGCAGGACAATTCCTCCATTGGAACTCTGCACTTACAATTTTTAGAGATTACTTAGATGAAGGATGAACTTTTAATTAGACTGAAGGAGTTTGCCTATAAGAAGGGCGAGTATACTCTTTCTTCTGGTAAAACTAGTGAGCATTATGTCAATTGTAAACCTGTTACATTGACTGGAAGAGGATTAACTCTTGCTTCCATGATGCTTCTAGAACATGTTGATACTCCTGTAGTAGCAGGTCTTACTCTTGGTGCTGATCCGTTAGTGTCAGGTGTTGCAGTTTGTTCTGCTTTAGATATGAAATTTGTAGATGCTCTTATAGTTCGTAAAGAACCTAAGGGACATGGTACAGGTGCATGGATAGAAGGACCAGAGTTTCCAGAGGGAACTAAGGTAACTGTATTAGAAGATGTGATCACAACAGGAGGGTCTGCAATTAAAGCAGTTAAACAACTCCGTGATGCTGGTTACGAAGTTAAACGTGTCGTATCTATTGTAGATAGACAAGAGAATGGTGAAGCGGATACTGCTATGAAGTTGGCAGGTCTAGAACTTATAAGTCTCTACACATTAAAAGATTTTATTAATGAATAAGATTATTCCTGTCTCTGTCACTCCTGATGCAGAGAAGAGTATTGCATATTGTGCTCGTGTGAGCAACCCCAAGAACCAAGAGAGTGATTCCTTTGAGGGTCTTCTTAAGTATTGTATTAAACATCAGCATTGGAGCATCTTTGAGCATGCTTTCATGACCGTTGAGATTAATACATCACTAGCAATTGCTACTCAGATATTAAGACATAGAAGTTTTACTTTTCAACAATTCTCTCAACGCTATGCTGATAGTACAGCACTACAGTTGAGTATACCTACTCCAGATTTACGTCGTCAAGATACTAAGAACAGACAGAACTCTATTGATGATATTAATCCTCGTGATAGAGCATACATGGAGGCAACTATTGAGAAGCATTTTGATGATGCTCTTGACTTGTATAATAGTTTACTAAAGCAGGGTGTTGCTAAGGAGTGTGCTAGAATGGTACTACCTCAAGCAACTCTTACTAGGTTATACATGTCTGGTAGTGTCCGTAGTTGGATTCACTACATTGATCTACGATCTGGACATGGAACACAGCAGGAGCACAAAGAAGTCGCTGAACATATCCGTGACATTTTTGTTGGTGAGTTCCCAATTATTTCTAAAGCATTAGGATGGACTGATGGCGATTTATGATGATGTAAAAATCACTATCAACTTAAATGAGTTGGTAGAGATCAGAGCAAAACTCTTGACTCAAAATGAAGATTACTCAAATGCAGTAGCAACTGGTGAGTATCTTGATAAAAATGATATAGATAGACTTGCATCTCAACTAAGAGAAACACTTACTTGGGATACACTTTACTACATGATAGATGGTGCGATACTAGATTACATGGGTCTAAAAGATCCAAACCGTCCTCACTATGGTGAGAGGAGTATTGAATCTATTGATGTGACAATGGAGAAGGAGAAGAAAGAAAGAGAGAAGGAGTTTAAGAAGAACTTTGACATGGTTGACCTAGATGGTGGGTCATGGACAATACAAGTACCTATGAGGAAAACAAATGCTTGATGTAAAGACAACTAAGAACAAAGATCTTGGTTTATGGGAGATAACTGCCACACTTGATCTTCCACCTATAACTATTACTAGGTTGAAGAAAGACAAGAGTGACATTGCATATGAATTACGTAATGCTTTTAGTGAAGTAATTCAAGAACTTGTAGAGAAGCATTGTGAGGAAGATTGATGACTGAAGATGAAGTTACCTGTTGGATTGATACTAAACAGGTGAGTTGTAAAACTTGGGAACCTATCTCAAAAGAAGAAGTAGATGAAATAGAATCTCAATTAGATTTTCTATCATTATACGGAGAGTAATCATGGCAACTTATCCTGTAGTCTATACTACAACTGGAGAACAGAAAGATGTTGTGATGAGTGTTCATGACTGGGATCAATGGAAAGATGATAATCCTGATTGGGAAAGAGATTATTCAGATCCCTCTACAATGCCTGGTTTGGGAATTGAAGTTGGTGAATGGAGAGATAAACTTGTTAATAAAAATCCTGGATGGGGTGAAGTTTTGAAAAAATCTGAGAAAGCAGGAGGTATCTCTGGAAGATTAGCTAAGAAAGGTTCTTATGAATCTTCAACTCAATCCGCAATATCCGATCCTGATTAACATGCCAAGAAAAAAGAAATCAGACCAACCTATTGGTGTAGGAATGACAGTTAAGCAGATGAAAAGAAAGAAACCTATTAATACAGATATGATGAGGGATATAGAACCCCTCACAGATAATCAGCAAGTTTTATTTAATGCTTATGCGGAGAATAAAAATCTTGTAGCATATGGTTGTGCAGGTACTGGTAAAACATTTATTACTCTTTATAATGCACTGAGGGATGTGTTAGATCCAAGTACACCCCATGAAAAGATTTACATTGTACGTTCACTAGTTGCTACTAGAGAAATTGGATTCCTTCCTGGTGATCATGAAGATAAGTCATATCTTTATCAGATTCCTTATAAGGCGATGGTAAAGTATATGTTTGAGTTACGAACAGAAGCAGATTTTGAGATGCTTTATGGTAATCTTAGGACACAGGGGTCAATTGAGTTTTTAAGTACTTCATTTATTCGTGGTACTACTTTTGATAAAGCAATTATTATTGTAGATGAATTTCAAAACTTGAATTATCATGAACTTGATAGTATAATGACAAGAGTTGGTCAGGAATCTAAGATTATGTTCTGTGGAGATGCTTCTCAGTCTGATCTTGTCAAAACCAATGAAAGAAATGGTATCATGGATTTTATGAGGATTTTGCGTCTTATGCCATCCGTTGATATTATTGAATTTGGAGTGGAAGATATTGTACGCTCTGGATTAGTCAAAGAATATCTTATTTCTAAATTGGAACTTGGTTTATGACCCTTATTCATCATAATTTCTTAGGTGATATTGAACTTAAAAATAAAGACACACCCGGTTGCCGACTATATGAACTCCCTGATGGCAATTGGGTTCCTTCGATCACTTCAGTTACTAGCTTTTATAATAGGGATATTTTCATTAAGTGGAGAAAGAGAGTTGGTATTGATGAGGCAAACCGCATTACGAAGAAAGCAACCTCGCGTGGTACTGATTTCCATGAAGCGACGGAAGCATATTTAAAGGGTAAAGACATTGATTGGGATGAGTTTAAACCTCTTACCAAAATTATGTTTTATCATGCTAAACCATATTTGGATAAAATAGACAATATTCATGCTATTGAAAGAACTTTGTATTCTGAATATTTGGGTCTTGCAGGCAGAGTTGACTGTATAGCAGAATATGAGGGAGAGTTGGCAGTAATAGACTTTAAGACATCTGAAAAAATTAAGCCTGAAGCGTGGTTGGAGAACTATTTTGTTCAGGAGACTTTTTATGCTGCTGCTTATTATGAACTGACCAAAATTCCCGTTAAGAAACTTATTACTATCATGGTAACACCTGGTGGTGAGGTAAAGGTATTTGACAAAAGGAACAAAGGGGATTATATTAAGTTATTAGTAAGATATATTAAAGAATTTGTATCTAACCACACTGGGTCAGAAAGTAATGTCTAAAGATGAACTAGAAAAGGTAATGGCGAGCAA